AAATCCATATTGTCAAAGCGTTCAGCATCTAAGAACACTGGCTGCTTGTCTGGATTAAACTGACCTGCTAGTTTACGCACGCCATAATCATCACTGTATTGTATTAGAGTGCGCCAGACTAACCATAGTGCATCTTCAAGACCTTGAGCACAGTTCTTAACGATGTTGTCCTGGATAAGTTGGTTAGGTCCCATAGCCAATTGTAGTTTAGCACCACTATTGCCTGGGCTCATAATCTCAGGTGTGAAGGTATCTGTTGGAGTGGTCATACCAACCATAGCCATGACATCCTGCTGTAGTCTACTCAAAGCAGTTTCAACAAAGGATAAGTTTCCGCTTGGTGCTGGCATTGGGTATACATCTGTTGCTGGGTCAAACTTGCTGTCTAGAATAAAGATAGCGGCTTCACCGTCTTGTAACATTTCAAAGTCAACGCGATCAGGTTTAACACCTAGGCGTGGAGTGGCTGTGAGCAAACCTAATTGAATCTCTGCTCTATGAGCGGATGTCATATATTCCTGCATAGGAACTAGCGATTCAGCCAAACTCATTCCATAGAAGTTTTGTGGCAATGGGCGTGGGCACATGTTGGCCACTGGAATAAACTCTACTTCGCGGGCGGAAATAATATATTGTCCGCTGTAAATGATTTCAACCAACTCTAATTCACCATCGTTATCAATGTCATAACGGTTCCATGTGGTTAGAACTGTGACCTGTCGTGCTGTGGGATCTTGTGCGGCATAACCTGTGCTGGGCAGTCCATTGATAGGCACTGAGTCACGAGCGTGAATTGCTAGGTTGTTTAATAATGAACCTGCTTGATATGCGCCAACATTAGAGTATTCTGCAAACTCCATAAACTTCTCAAGATCCATGTCAGGATACTTTTCAAATGCTTCTTGAATACTCATTGGATCATAGAAGCCACAGAAGTCTTGTTCTTGAATGTTGATGATAGTGGGGTTACACATCCAATAGTGTTGTGCAATTGGACGGAACTTTATGTTTAGGTTGTAGCCTGTTAGTTTGTATTGTGCTTCATAGACTGTGTTGCGAGCAATAGAATCATTAAGTGCTGCTTCGCCTTCTGCTAGAGGAATGTTTTCTTCAGGTGTTAATAGGGCTGTGTTTAAGGCTTCTTCATCACCCTCGCTGGCCATACGAAACTTTTCTTCAATTGAGTTGATAAAGTTTTGTTTCTTTTCAGCATGGGCTTCATCATTCCACTGCTGTGTTTCTTTCATGACCTGTTCAATGTTTACACGAACCTTACGCTTTTTAGTGCGTAGAGCAGTTAGTCCTGAATCAGCAGCCTGTGCTTCAAATGCGGTTAATTGATCCGCTGTGCCAGTTGTGGTAACATAGCGTGTGATTAATTCGCGATTTGGCGATATCATCATTTCGCCATTCTTGTGTAACAATGCATCCATGATCCAGTGCTGTAGAATAAAGTGTGGATCATTGTTTTGGTTCACTAGTTTATGAACCATTTCAGTAGCCTGACGAGCAGCCGCTGTATCATCTTCATTATCAGGAATAAACTCAAAATTGATTTCACCATTCTGCATTAGACCCTTGCTGATAACTGCTGTAGAATAATCAACTGCGGGTTTGACAACAGGGTGAATGTAGTCAATGCCATTAACGGGTTCTGTTGATTGTGTAACAGCCAGTCCCAAATAGTGGTAGTCGCTTGCACGACTCAGGTTATTCTTAGTGGCTAATAGGCGCAGGTTAGCCGCACACTTCTGATCCATAATGCGCTTTAGGTGTAAAAAGCGTTCCATGCGTCCTGTTGGATTATAGATTTCAGCGACTACAAAATGTTTTTTGTCAAACATGAGAGATTCCTAATGATTAACTTTATTTATATATTTTACTGTTTAGGCTGTGATAACATCAATCTGTAGGACTATATGTCTGTTTCCAAGGAACTTTGCCTATTTCTTTGCGTGCCTTTATGGCATAGATTGCTTCTCTGGCTTCTGCCATACGCTGTTGTGGGGTCTTGTTGTCATAGGGTTCTGTCCATCCGTTAAGGGCTCCCAGTAGAGCATAGCGAGCACTATCAATACAATCATCAGGGTCTGAAAATCTTCCTCGTTCATCTACAAAATAATTCTTTGCTTCTCTTAAAAATTCCACACAATTTTCATTTACATGTAGTGTGCCTAACTCTAACATCTGGCGCATGACATTAACGCCAAAGGACTTGTGATTAGTTACTTTGCCTTCACTGTCAGGCGGATTCATAACGGGCTGTGATAGAACATTGAGTTCATACTGCTCAAACATTTGTCTAAGGCTTAGGGCACTCATTGTATATCTACCTGCTGTGTTAGCATCACTGGGTAACACAATAGGGCAGGCAAAAACTTCAGGACGCATTAGGTGCTGTATCCAATTTACTGGTGCGGCCTCTTCTGTGCCCTTTACTACGATCTGGCTGTGCAGCCACGCTTCTTGCTCGCGAGGATCCCAATAGAGCAAACTGATTACGGTCTTATCTCTAACCAGGCCTAGGTCTAGAGCAATGATACGCTCAATGCGACTCATGCTACGGAAATCATAATCACCAGTCTTGTAAGTAGGCCAATTGCGTATTTGGAACACAGCGCCCTGGCCCATAACTGGAATACCTGCAATACGGGCTTCACGCTCATGTGGTAAGTAATCACGCTCTAGTTGACGGCGTGTTTCTTTTAATAGGAATGGCTCACCCCAAGGATCAAATTCTGGAACATCATCCCACGATACCCTAATGTGTTCATAACCATCTTCTTCATACCAGAACTTGCTTACTAGACCGTTTAGACCTTTTAAGGGCGTAAACGAACAAAGCACCTGACCCTGTGTGGTAGCAGTTCTGGTTACCAATTCTGAGAATATATCATCTGGTGGCTGTTCATCAAAAATACAAAGATCTAATTTGAAACCCTGTAGGTTACGAACTTCCTGCGTGTAGTTACCAAATAGCAAATAACTATTGCCACCTGTGATGTGTTTGATCTCAACACCTAACACATTGGCACCATCACAACGCATAGTATCCTGTATGATACATTCACGGGGAATGGCACCTGTGCCTACCTGTTCTCTTATTTTGATATCTTTGGTTCCTATGAGTTCATCCTGCAGAACACGGGCAGTTTGTTCCCAACCTTCGCCGCTTACAAATACGGTAATAGGTTTATTAAAGCGTTTGCCTTCTTCTGGCCACCAATCAGGATAACGGCCAGTTAGGTGCATGGCAGTTTCAAAGCAGGTTGATACGGTCTTGCCAATACGGTTAGCAGCCAGGATGCCTCTACGCGGTTTTGGTCCTGTTCTAAAGAATGCCAGTTGATGTTCAAATGGGCGAAAGTATTTGAGTTGATTAAACTCCATATCATTACGCACTGATATGGCCCAGTCTTGAAAGGCCAGTTTGGCTTCAGTGGGCATCATCCATAAGGTATCTATGCTTTGATTGCTTGAATCAGCACACCAACGGATAGCACGGCGCATTAGGATATTGGCATCAATCATCTCTTAGGCCTCTAAACTGTTCTAACCTTTCCATACGGTGTAGCAGCAGTTTATTTTGATTTTGGAGACCAACCACAGCATTGGTTAGATGTTTGATCTGATTGGCCATCATTTCCATAAGTTGAGCCTGTGTTTTGTAATGACCATTAAGTTCACTAATGTCATTTTCTTGGCTCATAGCATGGAGTTGAAGTTGTTCAAGGATCTCCATAGGATCAAAGTTAGGGTTGAACATCTTGGTCTATCATCATCCTAATTTCTTGTATGCCCTTCATGGCTTGACTTAGGCAGAGTATTTCTTCAGGTGTCAGTATCCAGGTATCAGGATTGGTTAAGATAACGCCACTGCGCTTGTCCAGTCCAGCGTGTAATCGTTCTGTGATTAGGCGTAGAATGTGTTCCAGTTGTCCAGGAAACTTTTCTTGAAAGGCCTCACGGTGTGCCCCGTTGACCTTTTGTAAGATACGAGTTTCAAGGACCTGTTTTTCAAAGTCCTTGCTCATATTACTGATCACCCCATGGATTATCAATAGCGCCCTGGTTGAAGCCTGTGAATGAACGATCAATCCAAATGCTCCAGAAACTACTATTCTTGTTTACACGCTTGCTTTCCATCAATGTGCGTAAGCGTTGACCCATCTTGGTGTAGGTGCCATCTGCATAGCGAACTGCCTGTTCACCAGTGCGTGGATCAATCCAAATATACTTTTCAGGGCGTGGGCGACCATACTTGTCTACCTTTTCACCAAATGATTGCTTTT